CCATAGGCGGTTTTTGGCAATCAATTCCGCCATCTGGTCCAAAAGCGGCGAAAGGATCGGCCCCAGCCGCTCGGATATGGAATTGCCGAGCCCCTGCACCGACAAGATCAGGTCCGCTTGCGCTTCACGCAAACGGTTTGCCGCCGCAACTCCCGCTTGAGTGGTCACGCCGTAATGCGCCGAGCGCCGTTCAAGATCAGCTATGCCAGCCGAGCCGCGCCGCAGAAACGGCAGCAATTCCTCGGCCGCGCCACCGAATAGCTGCGCGGCTACGCGCGCCTGAGTATATGGGTCTTTGATTGAGGCGATTTTGTCGGCGAGTTCCGGCATCACGGCCGCTACGCTGCGCGCGTGGCGTGTGCCGTCGTCAAAAGCTATTCCTAGCTGGTTGAACAGCGCCACCGTTGCAGGTGCCCTGCCGCCAATCGCGTCATACATGGACTGGCCGAGCGCCTGTAGGCCCGTTGTCATCGTGCCGACCGACGCGCCGCCGAGAAGTGCCGCGCCTTGGAAAATGCTCAATTGAGCGGCTGACAAGCCTATGCGCTGCGCTGCCCACCCCAATTGGCTGCCCCAGGTCCCCCAAGCCTCTACCATGCGATACATGCCTACGAGCGAAGCAGCGCCCGTGATGGCAGACAGAGGACCCACAATGCGCGCAACGTTTTCAAATGCGGCGAAAGCGTTTTTCGCGAGCCCGTCGAAGCCTTTTACGATTCCCGTAATTCCAGTCAGGCGCCCGAACGCGCTCATTTGCTTGCCGAGGCGCTCCACTGGGGCGTGAATAGAAGCAAGGCGACGGTTGACGGAATCAATGACGCCGGATGCGCTATCTATCGCCGAAATCGTAATGGAGAAGCCGGCAGCCACGAGACGCTATCTCCTTTGGGGTTTCGGTTTAGTTGTCTCTAAATACACATTATAGCGGTCAACCCAGGTTAGTAAAATATCGCCCCGAAGGTTTTCCAGTTCCGATGGTTGCCAGCGTAGCCTGATTGCCAGGTCAATGCCTAGCTGCTCCCAGTTTCCCGGCCACGATTGAAAAAATTCTGCACAAACAGGAAAGCCTCCTCGAATTGGTCGCCTTCCATTTGCTCAATGGCGGCCTGCGGAATTCCTGAGTTGCTCGAAAGAAGCTGAAGCGCGTATTCCGTCGCCGCTTCCGGCGTTGCGCCGCGCCGTAGTTTTCCTTCGGCCTGTCGGCGCTCGCCTATGGTCGGAGGACGAAGATCGATTGATCCCCACTCGCGATCATTGAGCCTGATCTTTTTGCGAAGCTCGATGGTTTTGTAGATTTCGCCGTCGCTCACAGTGCGGTCTCCGTGACCTGTCCAATGAATGTGACGGTAAACGATGCTTCCTGGGTTTTAACCTCGGTGCATTCCAGGCAAACCATTAGCTCGCCGCTTACCATCTTGCCGTTGGCCAAGCGCATCTGCATGGCGGAATTCGTTTTCGCCATGAAATTCGCCATCGTCATCGTGCCGGCGTCACGAATCGTGCCTGCCATCCGGCCGGCAATCGGCATTTCGCTATAGCCCTGATATCCGCTTTGACCGTCGAGTTCTTCGCGTTTGACGACGTTCGGGTTGTATGTCGCATCCGACACGACGTCGAAATTCTCGCCGTCGATTGTCCAATATACGACGCCCGCGCGGATGCCGGGGGCGCTCGCGGCGTTGCTGGAATAGACGTTGCCGGACATCGCTGATTCCTATTTAGGATTTCGAGAACGACACGTTGCCCGCAACGACGCGCAACTGATTCGCCACATTGATCGGAAGGTAAAGCGTTACCACTCCATTGCCCACATTCGTCGCGGCGGCAGCAGCGGCGAAGGCTTGCGGCTTTTGCACAAGGAAAAGGGACGCAAGATAGTTATAGCGGGATATGATTGCTTGCAAAATCGTCTGCGAGGTCACCGCCAGGCTTCCGCCCGGAATTGGTGTTCCGTCGGCAACAAGGATTTTGCGGCCGAATTGCGCGGAAAGCGACGATAGAAGATCGCGAACAACCGCCATGAGCGTGTAGTTCGTCTCCACATCGCGAAAACTGGCATCGGGCTGGCCAGCTGTGTTGGTGGTGTAGAGGTTGACAGCGCGCTGCACGCGCACCGTTCCCGCACTCACAGTGTATGTGGAGACGCCTTCGGTTAGCAGGGTTTGATCGCTGCCGAACACGTCCTGGCTGGCGATGGGGGGCGCTAGCATGGTCAGGTCCACACCATCCCCAGCGCCGCCGAGCGGGACGGCTGGGTTCGCCCGCAGGCTTGCGGCGCACGCGCCGGCGTAATTCGCGGCCCATCGGTAAGCAGGTGCCGGGGCGCCGTTGAACCCGAGGCAGGTGATGAAATTGTCGCCGCCTCGGGTTGCCGCGAACGTCCCGCGCTGCCCGACCGTTCCGCGAAACGCCGTAAACGCGCCGCCATAAATCTGCTGAGACCATGACCAGCGGCCGGTCGTGAGGTTCAGCAGAGATGAAATGCTGTTGAGCGATGCCATGTCGGTGTAGGGGCAGACGATGAAATCGAAGTTTTTCGCGGCCAGGTTGGCGAGCGCGGTTGCGAGCCCGGTGGAAGGATTCGTGGCGCCAATCGTCGGCGTGGCAATGGTGACGCCCACGCCGGCCGGGATTGTTTCACCGCCCGCGGCGCCGTAGTAGCTGATGACCACGGGAATGTCGCCAGCGGCAGCGCCTTTGTTGTCGCTTGTCAGAGTGACGGCATAGGGAGCGCTTCCTGCAACCGTTGCTGTGCCGGGGATCGGGGGAGATGAATTGATCGCGGCGTTGACGTTGTTGGAAATCGTCTGCGCAGTATCGCCGACATTAACCGGGACCTGAATTTCATATCCGGCAATCATGATTGCGAGCGCGCCCGCCGCTGTGGCGGGGCCGGTGAACGTAAGCGTATCGACGCTTGCTGTGGCAGCGGCGTCGTCGGACAGTGGGAGCGCCCAAACGTCCGCCAAAGGATCGGTCGCTCGATAATCGGCGATCATCTGCGCGAGCATCGAATTCGGTCCGCCGCTGCCGGCGTTCACGTCGGAGACGCCAACTGTTTGCACCGGGACGCCAACAGTATAAGTGCCGGATAACAGTATTTGACCGATGACGAGAGCGCGCTGTGGAAGTTGCCCGTTGTTCGCGCCGCTGGCGGATATATTGAAGTAGAATCCCGGAACGAGATTGCTTAGCGGGTAGTTCGGAACCTGAATTGTGTCGCTCATGATTCGTGCTCCGCATCAGGCGAAGGCGTTTCTTTGACGATTTCCAGATCGCCATCGTTTACGCACCGATGGAAGAACATTTCCCATCCGGTCGCATCCACACCTTCGGGGCCAATAACTCGGCCCGTTGCCGGGTGCTTGATCCTCCTACCTTCGACGGCTTTCACGCGCATGTTTTGTCTCCGTCAGGCCGGTTGCGGCAACATGTCATCAACCAGGATTTGCTGGGTGCCGACAGGAATGGTAAATTTGATGTCGGTAAGAGGCTGCGGAATGCCAGGCCGGAAAAACTCGGGGTATTCAGCGCCAAATGCTATCGAGCATTCGGCAACCTGATCTTCGCCTAGGTCGGTAATATTCACATACGTCTCGACGGTGGTAAATTTTTCCACCAAAGACAGCACACTTAGGTCTGTCAGGACGGCAAACTGGATTTGGTCAATGAATTGTTCCATCTGCGCTTCCGCATCAATCGCCGTTGTGCCGATGATGCGTGCCAGCACGACGATTGTCGCGGTCGTACTGAACTTCGGTCCGACCGGCCCAAGCGACGTTTTGGTCTCGGCCGGCATGGATACGATAATCGACGGCAAGTCCACCGGTTCTTCCGGCCAGTCGCGCGGCGCGAACACGTTTCTGCCCGCAAATGTCTGGCCTTGCAGCAGGGCCGCAACCATCGCATCGCGAACCTGGCCACGATAGAGCGCCATTATCGGATGGCCTTGAGGACGAGCTTTGCCGATCCGTGGCCGTCCGGCTGCACCTCGCGCACGATGTAATTCATCAGGGCGCCGAATTGTGGTTGCAGGCTTAGTGTGTCGCCCTGTTGTGGGGGAACTGTGAATGTCGAAAGCCGGACCCCGACGACAGGAGTTTTTGTCGTTATGGAACCTGGGGAGCCTATCCGCAGCATTTCTTGAGACGGAAACGGACCCTCGCCCATTGCTGCAAGGGACAGGAATTGTTCATCAAAAATTCCCGTGACGATCTGAGAAATACCGGAACGGGACGCATAAGTGATTGTCGTTCCGAAGGCGTTTTCACACGCCGCCAGAACCTGGGTATCAATTGTGCTGTCCCACGTATCGACCATCACACCGTCGAGTCGAATTCGGACTTTGGCAACGTGCCGGTCGGAGCGGGATATTCGGGCTCGCCCTGCATTCGGACAAAACCGAGGCCGTGCAGGCGCAGGAATTCAGCGCGCGGCAATTCGATTTCCTCGCCCTCATTATAGACGGGCTTGCCTTCCATTGGCACATGCTCGGGGACGTTGATGATTTGGCCGCCGGCCTGGACCTGGTTGTATTTCACCACGTAGCCGTTGCCGACTTGCACCGTGCGCCCGCGCGACACCCATCCGTGCATCGTCTCGGCCGGTTTCTTTTCCGATTCAGGGGCGGATGCGATCTTTTCTGCCATGATTTTTGCCCTGATCAGAAGTATGCGGCGGCGCAGACAGTCGCCGCAAGCGATGCGTTCGGCCGACCTGGAAACAGTAAAGGCGCTGATTGCATCATCATGAAAAGCTGCGCAGGATCGTTTTCGATCCACATTTTCGGCGCGTAGGCCAGAGAGCCGTATGCGAAAGACGGGTCCATGATCATGCCGTATCCGCGGACGCCGGCGATCTCAGGCCCGGCGAGAATCACATTCCCGTCCGGCAGCATCGGCTTATCGACGCCGTTCACATCGACGTACCAGTCGTTATACATCCAAATGCGATATTGTCCCCAGTGGCCCTTGAGGACTGCGCCGTTCACGATTTGCGCGCCTGGGTTCAGCAAATTTCCAGACATGCCGAGCGCGGGATAGAACACCGCGCCTTTGACGTTTGGGTCTTGAAGAAACGCCTGATAGGGCGATGTCGTCAGGACGATGTCGGTGACGACGGCGCCCGAGCTTTTCAGAATCGCGCGCTGCCATCCTTCGATGTTTCCGGACGGGGAGGCGTTGCCGGCGACGATGTTGGCCGCGGTCCATTGCGCCGTCCCGGTCAGAACAGTGGTGAGCGTCGAACTGCGGCCGAAATCCACGAGTGTAGTCGGGAATCCGGTGCCGGAAATCGTTACGCTGCCAAATTGCAAGGCCTGAGCGGCCATCCATTCCTCGCGCCTGGCCAAGTTGTCGATCTGATCCGTCATTTCCATTTCGACGTTCATGGCGTAGCGCACCTCGGCGCTATTGTCGCCGCCGATGCGTTCGCCAATCATGCGGCGCACGGGCTTGCGCAGATCGGGGGCGCGCTTGTCCTTGATATAGGCCGGCTTAAATGTGTTGGTCTGGAATCGCCTTTGCTCGACCAGGCGACCTTCGACAAGCGGCGAACAGAACGGTGCCATGCGGCGCACACCGACATCAATGTCGATGCTGATGAATTCGCTGTCGGCCTCTACGATGTTCGTGAAGAACGTGTCCCGGAGAAACGTCTGCGCAGTCTTGAGATTTGGAATGACCGCAACGAGTTCATTGGTGTCGTAGATTGTCGGCGTGAATGCCATAACAGGCTCCGTCTGTGGGATGCGACGCGATCACGGCGTTGCGAAGCCTTGCCCAAGGGCTTATGGGCAGGAACTTTCCTAGTCTGGCGGAACGGCGGATGTGGCGAATTTCGCAAACAGGCCATAGACACGCATCGCCGAAACAAGCTGCGGCAGCGTCCATGACGTGTCGAAATTGATCGCGTTTTGGTTAAACTCGCCAGCCAGATACGCGCCGGTCGAGACCGCGCCCGCACTGGCATCGGCATAGTCGGCGAGAATGGCGGAGGGGTTCTGGCTGCCGTCGCTGGCCGTGCGAACGGATAGGATATAGGTGCCCTGAGCTTGCTGCGAGTTGAGCAGAAAGCCATCGCAGGCGACGAATGCGGTCCCGCCGGCCGTGATGGTGAATCCGACTTCCGCGGTTCCGCTAGCCGGTGTGCCGACGAACGCCGTTCCGGTGGTGCCGGTGCCAAGGCTGTTGCCTTCGGGGTCGGTCACTGTGAATGCCGTCGCGGACGTGAATGCGACGATGAAATTCCCGAACTGATCGTTGCTCTCATAGACGTAACTGCCCACCGTGCCGGTACCGGTGTTCGCACCATTGACGCCGGCGCCGTTGGGGGTGGCAATGATGGAGAACGAGGTTTGCTGGCCGAGCACCGAGCCCCGCGGCAAAGTGCCGGCGCCGAGCACAATTGGCTGCGTGATGAGGTTTTTGCCGGCGATGAGCTGATCCGGCAAATAGACCGTGGCAGCGGATACCGGCACCCACGGGTTGTCGCCGACGTTTTGAATCGCGAGCGTCATCGGATCAGCCTCTCTGGGTCAGTGGTTCGCCGCGGCGCATCTTGCCGGCGGCCAGCAGAAACGCGGCGGTTCCTGGCTTTGGCGCTTCGCCGCCAGCTGGTGTGTCGCCGCCGATGGTGAAGTTTTTCACGTCCTGCATACGCGCGCCGATCGCGGCGCGAGGGGCGGGTGTTTCGGGCGCGCCCTGCGCTGTGGTCCGCAGCACTTTGATCGCTTGGCTGGCCGACAGGTCTGTCTCGAATGCCAGGGATGCAGCCACGTCGGGGCGCCTCCCGGCGGCCGGGTCGGCAAAAATCGCGGCGCAGCGAGCGCGTTCTTCCTGGGCTCCGGCCCTCTTCATGTCCTCATCGTTGGCATCGTCCTCGCCATCGTCCTCGCCATCGTCGGCGTTCGCCTTCTTCGATTTGGACTTCGCTTTTTTGGCGTCTTTTTTGTCGTCTTTCTCGTCTTTTTTGTCCTCGTCGGACGTGTCTTCCTCCGACTCAGCGCTCGCTTTCTTCTTGTCCTCTTCCGGCTCGGCCTTTTTCGCAGCCGCGCCGGCAATCAGGTGCGCAAACGGCGCTTTTTCGACACGTGACGACATTTTTGACTCCGTCAGGAAATCTGATCAAGCAAAGCAAGAAAAGCCGCATCCGGAGACATCACGGCATCAGCGAGGCCCATTTTTACTCCATCTGCGCCCAAATAGGTCGCGGCTTCCGTGTCACGCACCTTTGCGCTTGACATACCACGGTTTCGCGAAACCAATTCAACAAACATTTCGCCTAATTTGTCAACCATAGCTTGCATCCTGTCAAGCGCCTCGCCCTTGAGCGGTGCGGTTGGCGAGCCGTCGTCCTTTCGGGCGCCAAATTTGATCGTCGTCACCTTGATTCCCGCCTTGTCGAGCATTCCGGACAGGTCTGCATGCATGGCAATCACGCCTATTGATCCAGTCACGCCGCTCCTGGGCACGGTCACGTAATCCGCACTTGAGGCGATGGCGTAGGCTGCCGAGGCAGCGGTTTCGTCCAAAATTGCCCAAATTGGCTTCGTTCCGCGCATCGCATACACCGAGTCGGCGAGGTCAAAACAACCGGCACAATCCCCACCTGGGCTGTTTACGTGCATGGCAATCGCCCGGACTTCAGGATTTGCCGTCGCGTGGGCGAGGCACTGCCGGATATTATCGTAGGTCGTATCGTACCACAAAAACGACCGGCGATGCGTGAGAACGCCCATGATTGGCACGACGGCCACGCCGCCAGAGACGGAATAGGTCCGATCTTCGGGTCGTGACTGATCTACCGGCACCAAGTTGGCGGCGGGGTCCAAAAGCATCTCCGCTTCGGATGGCAGTAGCGCGAGCGGCCGATTCAGGAATCGGTGCGCCAGGATCATTGCCTCGCCGCCTCTTTGCCGTCTGCCGCCGCATTGTCATCAAGGCTTGGCTTTTTTGAGCTTTCCAAAGGCGCGGTTCCTACCCAAGACGGCGGCGGAATGCCCATTTCCTTCATCAATTCGATCTCTTCGCGGCGTTGCTCCAATACTTCGTCCATGTCCAGGCCCTGCTCGGCGCACTCGATTTCCAGCGTGCTCAGCGATCCATTAAGCGCCAAAAGCGAGCCCTGGCGCTCCGCTACGCCATCAATCACGCCCTTGCCAGGCCCCATCCAATGACATCGGGAATAGGCTGCGCGCGCGTCTATAAAATCTGGCACCACACCGGAGGGAAGTGGGAGATTGTCAACCTCAAAACATTCTTCGAGCCATGCGCTGCGGATTGGGCCGGAAAAGCCAATGCAGAAGTTGTGACGACGACGCCCAAGAGTTTTCCAAAACTCTAATAATGCCGCGCGAGCACTGGAATAATTCACGTCTGCCCAGTTGTTCGTCATTTGAGGCCCGGAAATACCGGCAGCGGAACCAATGTTGCGCAGAACGGCTGATTCGAATGCGGCGAAATTCCCCGCTGGCCTGGTGGCGTTCACGGTGTTGATTCTCTCGCCTGGAAAGAGAATCGGCAACCGAGCGCCGCCGAGCATCATTTTTCGTTCATTGTGGAATGCCGCGCGCTGATCCTGGTAAGCGCCAATTTGCGGAGATCCGTCAAGGTCTTGATCAGCAGGGTCGCCGAGCGCTTGAGCGGCAAGTTGATGATCGAACGGACTTTCGACAAATGCAGAGAATATCGCGTTGATGACTGCGGCCCCGACTTCCGCTCCGTCGTATTTTGTCAGCATTTTCAGCCGCTGCACAACGGGCGTTAGCACGCCAGTCCCTCGGTGCTGGTCGGCGCGCTCGCTATCGAAGTCGTGCACAACAATAGGACGGCCCCATGGCGTTTCTCGGTCAATACGCTCCCACGTCACGCTTTCAGCAGCGCTCCACCAGTCGCCCTGATGGGCTTTTCGAATGTGGTAGGCGCAAACTGCGAAGTCGTCGTTCGGGTCAACCTCCACACCGCCTCGCACGTTGCGCATGTCGAAGCGCATCTGAGGGTTGCTGAGCCGGTCAGGGTCCACCAGTTGGACGGCGGTGCAGTAACGCGCTCGTCCTTTTCCCACACGACGCGGCAGCCATTTTAGAATAGCGAGCGCATCGCCGTCCACTAGCTTGTGGCGAAATCCGATATACATGAGTTGCGTGAAAAAGTCTTTTCGGCGCACGTCGCAGTATTTTCCTGCATCGTCCACCCATGCGCGATAATGCGCGTCGATTTGAGTGGCGAACTCTTTTGCCCAGACTCGGTCGAAGGATTTATTTCCAGTCATCGCGGCAAGCGATTTGTAACCCGGCTTGCTAATCGGACGAAGATTTGCACCGACGACGTTGTCGCATATGCGCGTGACGGCACCGCTCGCCCAGCCATCATTTTGAACAAGGTCGCGAATGCGCGATACCATGCGGTCGCGCCATGGGTTGATGGCGCTGTCCGGAGACCAAAGATATGGCGTCCAGCCGGCCATTTCCTGGCTGTATAGGTCGGCCGCGTCATAGGGTGTGTTCTGGTTGCCGTTCAGGGCGCGTGGTTGCGGCCCACCGCCTGCGATCTTCGGTGCGGCCGGCATCGGCGCCATGGGCTCGCCGTGGACGTTCAGGATTCGGACGCCCGCGCTCACCGGAAATATGGCCTGATTGGCATACGCTGCCGTATATTCCCTTCGCCGCCCAATTTCGCAATCGCCGCGTTGACCAGTTGAAGCGTGGTCACCACCTGAGCCATGCTGGTGATGTTGCGGGTTACGGAACGGCTACCGTCGCCTTGGGCGTAGCTCAGGCTGATCGGATTGGCCCCGAGCGCCACATTGAGCGCGGCCTGTTGCAACTGACTCTGCCACGTCTGAAGCGTGGCCAACGGGACGCCGGCCAACCAAGTCTGGCTCAGATCGAGGGGCTGATAGCGGAAATACCCAAACACAGGGACGCTCCTACGCCAGTCGGCTTGCTATACTTGGTTTTCGCGCCGCTTGCTCAACAATTTGCACCGCCGGCAGCGCGCGCGCAAGGGGGGCAACCTCGGGCGGGGCGCCGGGGCGGTTTTCCGGCGCGTTGAATGGCGCCGGCACCGCGGGCGCGAACGGCTCGGCGGCATCGTCGGCGCGCACGTTTAGCTTGAGGCCCATGTGCAGCAGCCCGCACAGAGCCGCGTAGGCGTAAACCCGCATGTCCAGCGCTTCGTTGGCGCGGCCAGGTGACAATTCCCACACGCGGAACCGCTGGCCGTTCAGGGTCTTGGTGACCAGTCGCTCCGACACGAGTTGTGCAAAATAGTTGATATCACGGTCGGTCGGGAAGTGCATGTATCCAGGCGATGGCGTGCCGGGGGCGGGGATCGACAGGTTCAGGCGGTTTCGGATCACGTCTTTGGCGGCGTTAACGCCGATGATGACAGGCCGGAACGTCACTTTGTTTCGGGCGCTGGGGCGCTTTGTGGGCCATACCGGAGACCGGGCGCCGGCCCTGGCCGATTCGCCTTTGATCGCCCATATGTGCCGGCCAAGCCTGGCCTTGCAAAATTCGTAGACTTTTTGCGTGTGGTGGCCGCCGGAATCTATGCAGGCAGCCAAAACCTCGAAAGCCTTGCCGTCTGAGCGCGTCCAGCGGCGTTTCAGAATCCCATCAACTTCGGCCCACAGCATCGTCGTATCGGGGTCGCCCTCGATCACTTCATGGGCGATTGACCAACTTTCTTCGTTTCGGCCCCAGCCGACGACTTCCATTTCGACACGATCATCCTGCACGTCCACGCCGGCTGTCAGGACAGCCACGCCGGACGGGACTTCGCCAGCCCACACTTCAACGCGAGATGCAAGCGTTCGCTCGTTCAATGCGCCCTCGCCACGATCTTCGTAAGGCAGGCCGAGCACAAGATTGACAAACGTCTGCCGCTGGAGCGGATCGGATTTTGCAGCCAGCCATTCTGCTACTAGATTTACCCATGAAGCCTTGGGGAACAGAGAATACCCCGCCCAAATCCAAAACCCGGCGTGGCCTTTGAATGGTTTTGACGCACGCCATTCCCCACGCGCAATCATGCGCTCCTTCGCGCTTTCGTCTATGATGCAACCGTTGATACAGACGTAACACGCGGTCTCTGGAATGCCTCGCCCGCGCTCATCTTTTTGCCATTTGATTCCATGCGAGGTTTCCTTTCCGCCCCATTCCAACACCTGCAT